TAAAAATATTTTAGGAAATGGGTCCCAGCGGCCGAAAAAGACAGAGCAGCCACAATCCGCTATACTCTGGTCTCTGGTGTCTGGTGTCCTCTAGTCCCCTCAAGGAGTCTGATCATGTTTCCCTTCTGGATTTTCGCTGCCCCATTTCTCTTCATGGTTCTCACCATGATTCCCTTGGCAATCAGATTCAGGCCATTTACCTCACTATTTTACATTCAAATTTACTCAATTCTCGTAACCATGCTTTGCCTCCTCAATCTCATTTTGTCACTGCTATAATCACCCACCACCTCTCTTTCAGGAAATGAGCATGGCCAGATATTATGGTGGAATTGATCCAGGCACAAAAGGTGGAGTTGCTTTTCTAGCTCAAGGGGAAAAGAAAAATGTTTGGGTAGCTGAGTTGTGGCCTATACCAGAAACAGAATCTAACCTCTGGGTAGAAATGGAAGCCTGGTCAGATTGGAAAAAACAAACAATTGTGGCAATTGAAAAAGTACATTCAATGCCTCGACAATCAGCACAATCAGGATTCACTTTCGGTATGTCCTATGGCAGCATACGAATGGCTGTCATCGCTGCCGGCTTGCCATTCCATGAAGTACACCCTAAAACCTGGCAAAAGGGCCTGTGTATTTCCCCTAAAAAGAAATCAGAATCACAATCCCAATGGAAAAAGAGATTGAAAGGAATAGCTCAACGCCTATTTCCAGACCTAGCCATCTGGGAAGGATTGATGAAAGATCAATTAGCAATTTCTGATGCTCTGCTCATAGCCGAGTATTGCCGAATCACTTACTAAAGGAGTTTGAAAAATGATTTGGATAGTAGGTACAGCCATTGCAGTCTTTATTCTCAGTCTAATTTACCTAGTAGCTATGCTAGTGGATTGGTACCAGAGAAACAAGATGCTAGATCAAGTTGAAAAAGACTATAATGAGTTCTTCAGAAACCACCCACCTTCTTTTCAGGAGAAGTACCCGCAGGAGGAGGAGGAAGGATGAGTTACAAAACCCACAAAGCCGACTGGGAGAACTGTCAGATGTGCTCCTATGCTGATAACCGTCGAAGGGTTGTGTTCCACCGGGGAGCTAAGAAAGCCCCTATACTGTTTATTGGGGAAGCCCCAGGCATAAGTGAGGATGTATTGGGGAAGCCTTTCGTTGGTCCAGCGGGCAAACTATTGGACAGGATCATTGAGATAGCAATTGATGGCCAATATGATTATGCTATCACCAATCTAGTAGGTTGTTTACCGTCTGCCGAAGATGGAAGAATTGGTCAGCCATCTGAAGAGAGCATAAACACTTGTTTCCCCCGTTTGGTAGAGCTAGTGCAATTGGTCCAACCCAGAATGATTGTACTGTTGGGCAAACTATCGCAAAAATACATTTATGGTCAAGCCCAATTTGATCCTCTGTGGTTTATTGGGGAATTACACTTTTTAGACCTACCGCACCCAGCGGGTATACTTAGGCTTCCGAAAGCCATACAGGAGCAAGCAGTCCAGCGGTCAATAAGATTGTTGGAGTATTCCCTACCTCTATTGGAGCAAGATGATGGCTAAGAAAAAGCAGAGTCTGAACACTCGACTCAAGAAGCGTAAAACCAAAAAATCTCTGCCACCAGCTTGGGGAGGACCAGAGAAAGAGGGTGTCACTCAATCAATGCTTGGTAGCTATCTATGCTGTAAAGAGCGTTTTCGTTTGAGGGTAATAGATGGTCTAGCAACACCAGAAGGATTCAATCACCTCATTGAGTATGGGAACATGTGGCATGAGTGTGAAGAAGCCTATGCTGGTGAAAAGGAAGAGTGGGGATTTGTCCTACTGAGATACACAAAAAAACTCTGCAAGCAGTACCCGCTACAACAAGAGCAAATATTGCATTGGTACAATGTCTGTTTGGTCCAATTCCCCCACTACATCAACGCTTGGAAAACCACTAAAGAAGATAAGTATGATATTTCTCTTTTTCAGGAAGAAAAATTTGAGGTGCCATACAAGCTACCCAGTGGTAGAATCATCCTGCTCAGGGGTAAGTGGGATGAGATCAAGCTCAAGGAAAAAGGAATAAATAACGGATTGTGGCTTAAAGAAAACAAGACGAAGGGCACTATTGATGAAGAGAAAATGGTGAAACAACTGAGCTTTGATTTGCAAACGATGACCTACCAAGTTGCGTTACAGACTGCTATAAACTTAGACAAGCCCGATACTTCTGTAGGGGAGCTTCCCTTCTTCCCACGAAAGACTGTTAAGGGAATCCTCTATAATGTCATCCGACGCCCTCTTAGCGGTGGTGTAGGCTCTATCAGACGGCATAAAGCTACTAAGACAAAACCAGAGGAAACGGCAGAACACTTCTATGGTCGACTTTCGGATATAATAGGTGCTGACCCCAGCTACTTCTTTATGCGATGGTCAGTTTCTGTTTCCCAAAAAGATATTGAACGTTTCAAAACACAGACACTTGATCCCCTGCTTGAGAATTTGGTAGATGATTATGAGTGGTGGTCTCAATGCTTGGAAAGAAGTAAAGACCCCTTTAATCATTTGCGAAGACAGATAATGTTTCCCAACCACTATAATCGGCACTTCAGATTACCCTATGGGGTATACAATCCAGTGGCGGAAGGCCGTACTACTTCTACTGATGAGTACCTCAGGACAGGCAGCAAGACGGGACTTGTCAGAAATACAAACCTATTCCCAGAATTGGAGTAAATACTGTGGCAAAGGTAGTCAAACAACGAGTGGCAAAGAAAAAAGCAGCAAAGAAGAAGGTGCCAAGAAAGAAGAGCAATGCCCTTAGCAGGATACAGCCTCTGGAATACTATTCTCAGTTTGGTATGTCCATGCTTCTCTATGGTCGTAGTGGTACGGGGAAAACAAGGTTCTGGGGGACTATACCAGGAAAAACCCTATGTTTGATTGTGAGTGGTGGAAAGAATCCCGAAGAACTAAAGTCAATCAACTCTCCCGCTAATTGCAAGCGCATAAAGTGTTTGCCCTTACAAACTGTCTCAGATATTCAAGACATTGTGGACCACCAAAACAAAACCCAGGAATATGACAATATCATTGTAGATCATATAACCGGCCTGCAAGAGCTTGTTCTGGCTGAGACACTTGGACTAGACAGAATTCCAGAACAACTCTCTTGGGGTATTGCTACGAGGGAAACTTGGGGTACAGTTGCCTTGAAGATGAAAAAACTACTGCGCACTGTATTGGATCTACAATGCAATAGAATTCTTATTGGTCAAGAACGTGATTTTGGTTCTGATAGCGAAAATGATGTAGTGATGTCATACGTCTCTGCTGCCGTTTCTCCATCAGTTATTGGGTGGCTTGAGCCTGCGGTAAGCTATCTTTGCCAAACATACAAACGACAGAGAACGGAAACGAAACGGGTGAAAATCGGAGGAAAAACGAAAAAAATAACCAAAGACCTAGAAGGGGTAGAATACGTTTTGAGGATAGGTCCCCACGCTACCTACTCGACACGGTTCCGAGTACCAGAGGGGACAGAACTCCCAAGAGAGTTGGTTGATCCCACTTTCCCAAAATTGCTATCTTTGATGAAAACGAGAGGGGTAAAACTCTAAACCATCAGTCAGGAGAAGAATGATGAAACGTCTTATTGAGAACGAAGAGGGTGGATTTGTTTCTATGCTAGGAAAGCATATTTCCCTATTTTGTGGTATCTACATTTACACTGGTGTATTAGCTGGGGTCAATGATGATCACCTCGAATTAGACGAAGCAAAAGTGGTGTATGAGACTGGCCATCTATCCGATGGTGAATGGGAAACTGTCCAAGCCTTGCCAGGAGTTTGGAGGGTTATGATCCAGTCAGTTGAAAGTTGGGGGAGTGCAAAATGCGAATGAACCGAAAAATTTGTTATCGGTCAGGGTCATGGTCATGTTCGAGGTCATGGACATGGTCAAGGTCAGGGTCAGGGTCATGGTCAAGGTCAGGGTCAAGGTCATGGTCAAGGTCAGGGTCAAGGTCATGTTCGAGGTCAGGGTCATGGTCAAGGTCAAGGTCAGGGTCAGGGTAGTTCTGTAGTTTCTATGAAGTAACGTTAGATGTTTTTACTAATTCCAACTGGAGAAAATGATGGTTGCAAAGACACAAAAAAGTGCGATGGCTAAAAGACTCAGCAAGGCTATCCAAAATCACGCTTCTGACTATAC